TTTCGAGAGGATGCACATTACCTTTATCTTACCTTCAAGAAAAATTCCAAAGTGAAACAGAGAAAATATATTCGCAGAAATGTGAAGTTAAATTGCATTGTTGAGGAATAGAAAATGACTAAAGAAGAACTTGAAAAGGAAAACGCAGAGTTAAGACAGGAAAACAAGGTTTTATCCAAAGCCCTTAACCTGTATATAAATTGGGCTGATGAGTGTGGAGTCGCCTGGGATAACTTTCCAGATATGACAGAAAAGTGGTACAAGACTGTTGAAGAAAAAGGACTTGGTTGGATTGCAGGACTAACTTTTATGGTTACAGAAGAAGCAAAGGAACAATTGGTAAAAGAATAAAGGAGAAAAGAAGATGGGATTTAAATGTTCGTTTTGTAAAAAAGATTTTAAGCAGGACAAAAAAAGAATTTGATTTGCACTTAAAATCGCATGATAATCCTGTTCCCAACTTGAAAGGACTGGCATATATCAATTCTACCGATACAGCGAAGAAATTATTACAGGAGTCAATTAAAAATGAACCAGTTATTGACGATTGAGGCGGTGGCAGAGCTTACTGACTGGGATTTTGAAAAATTACAGGACGAGCTGGAGCACGTCAATTCTATGGTGTGAAAAAAAAGTAAAATAAGAAAACTTGTTATTTTACTTTTAAGACAGAAACTAAAATATAGGAGGAATAGAAAATGGAATTTGATAAAAGCAAAGTGTTCACAGCTGTTAATGCTGATGAATTAAAAGTAGGTAGCAAAGTAATTTGCGCTGATAATCTTCATGCACTTAAATTCTGTGTTGAGGAAGAAATCTATATGACTACTATAAAAGAGGTTATGCCAGAAGATTGTATGCTCAGATTTGGAACTAAAGAGGGAGAAGAATACGCCCTTGCATATCTTATCCAACCTCCAGAAGAAAAGAAACTGAAATGGTCTGATTTGAAAATAGGTGATACTGTCAGACGTAAAAACGGAAAATTAGAATTTCTTGTTACGGGTATTGATTATGATTATAAAAGTGTATTTTTTGGCGATGATTGGTCTAATGATGAAGACCTTATAAATTGGGAGAAGGTAGAAGAAATTAATAACGGGGGTAAAAACGCTTAATTCCTAGTAGACTAGGTGGCATCTGCGAATTGTGATAGATGCGTAATTTTTGAAATCGTGGCTTTTTAGCAAGTAGAAAAATCCGTATAGGCTTTATGCGTATGCGGTAAGCGTGAACGATTTTGAATTTGAACTCACTGACAGAGTTCAGAAAATTAAAAGTATTGATGCTCAATTTGATTTGAGAAACAATTCTTTTATTTCTTTTAGTGGAGGTAAAGACAGTTTAACAGTCAGCAGGCTTATTGATGAGGCCTTGCCAGATAATTTAATTCCTAGAGTTTATCTGAATACTGGAATTGAATATAAAATGATGTTAGAGTTTGTCAGAGAACTTTCGCAGAGAGATAAAAGAATTGTATAAATAATGAATACAGGAAATTAAATGTGTAGCAAGAGGCTTGCAAGATGAATGATAAAAACTTGAAACCTTGTACTCCAGAAAACGCAAGGGAAAGGCAGAAAAAATCTGCGGAAAAGAGAAAAGAAAATCACGCAAAGAAAGTATTGATGTCACAGATATATGCTGACTTTCTCGAAAGGGAATATGATGTAAAAGTCGGTGAGGGAAAAAGAAAAATATCTGGCAGTGAATTAGTCAACGAGGCAATGAAAAAAATATTAGTTAGAGGCGATAACTCAACTATTGCCCTTATGAAAGAAGTAAGGGAAACTTTAGAGGGACAGAAAATAAGCATCTCTGGAGATATTAAAACTGACGTAAATATGCAGAGCACAGAAGAAAGATTAAAATTATTCAAAAGCATTGTAGAAAAGAAATAAATCTTGAAACAAAATAAATGTATGGCTAGGAAGTGCAGTCCGAAAAGCGAAATCCTTATCGCCTGCCATATTTTTTATTTAAGGAATTTCAAATTAAAGGAGATTTGAAAAAAAATGAAAACAAAAATCTGTACGAAATGTAAAAGAGAATTACCTCTTGAGGTTTTTGGAAAATGTCCCAAAGCAAAAGACGGATTAAAAGCAAGGTGTAAAGAATGCCGAAATGAAATTAAAAGAGATTATAACAGAACGCACAAGCAACAAATACACGATTATAGACAATTGTATACGAAAACTCACGTTGAAGAACTGAAAATAAGCAGAAAAAAATATAAGACAGAACATAAAGCAGAAATTAAAATAAAATCAAAAATATATTATAATACTCATAAAGAACAAATTAAAAAATACAAGGAAGAAAACAAAGAAAAAATATCTGCAAGAAAAAAGGTGTATTATCGGGAACAATATAAAGTCTATTGCAAAAAGAGAGAAGAAGAAAAAGTGATGTATTATGCAGAGGCGAAAGCAGATAATTTTATTGGCTGGGTAAGGCATCATAGATTAGAAACTCATACCTCTGATGGATTTTTAAGAAGTGTTCAACTTTCAAAAGCTGAATTAATTGCACTTGATATGTATTATAATAGACCTGCAAAAGAATTGATATGCTGAAAGCTGGAGTACATAGAACAGTACACGGAAATTTGAAAGGAAATTAAATGTATAAAGGAACTTACAAAAGGGCTGAATTAGTCATTCCCCGTATAAGTGAAAAACAATTTAAGTCATTATCAGAAGAAGAACAAAAAGAGTATTTGCGACTTTACAGAGAGCAGGTCACACCCAAAATGGAATTATTCAGAAAGCCTGCTCCCATTAAAATTGCAGTAGGTGGCCGAGGAAGTTTAGCAAAATCTGAAAGCACTGCATCTTTATTAATTCAGTTTGCAGAGCATCCGTCTTACTTTGGCGATAAAATAAAAGTTATTTGTTTGCGTTCAGTCCAGAAGTCAATTAGAGATAGTTCTTATTCTTTACTCTGCAGGAAGATTGAAGAACTAGGCTACACAGATTTTGACATCACGCAGAATTATATCAGAAACAGAACTAATGGCAGTTACTTTACTTTTAACGGATTAAATGATTTTACGAGTTCGCAGTTAAAATCTCTTGATGCTTATAATATTGCGTATGTTGAAGAGGCAGATGGAGTATCGCTTGAAACGTGGGATACTCTTGAGGCTACAATCAGAAAAGAATGGAACTATAATGGGAAGAAATATCAAGCGGAAATATGGGCGGTGTATAATCCGAATACAACTAATGACCCGATAACTCAAAAGTTTGTAAGGAATCCAAAAGATAATTGGTTGATTATAAAAGGAGCACCGCTTGCAGAAGATAATCCTTTTTATCCAGATAACTTGCTTGAAAAATATGAAACATTAAAAGAACGTGATGAAGATGAGGCGAAACATATTTATTTAGGTTACCCACGTAACAAGCAGACAAATGCAGTATGGCTTGTTTCTGATGTAATGGACTGCACAAGAGAAGAAAGAAACACAAAAGAAATATCAGAGGGAAGAATTGAAATCGGAATTGACGTAGCACGATTTGGCAACGATAATTCTGTTATAATAAAGCGTAAGGGATTGAAAGTGTTATCAATGAACAAGGTTCACGGATATAACACTCAAGATGTAGCAGGGCTTGCGTGGGAGATTGCGAATAAAAGCAGGGACGTATTAATTAAGATTGATATAGGCTACAATCAAGGAGTATATGATTTATTGAAAGGCTGGGGCGCAAATATAATCCCAGTAAACTTTGGAGGTAGTCCGAACAATTCAGAAGTGTATTCAAATTGTGCATCTGAAATGATGTTTGAGTTGCCGATTAAAGATATGTATATTCCGCAGGAATTACTGACACAAACTTTACTTGAAGATTTGACGGAGCGCCAGTTCTTCTATAACACTAAAGGGCAGAAACAACTTGAGCCGAAAGATAACAGAAGTGAGATTGCAAAAAGTTGTTTTAAAAACAGACATAACGGACGTTCACCCGATGAGGGCGATGCCTTGTGCCTAGCATTTTACGAAAAGAAAGTATCACAGACTATGTTATATTAAAGGAGTGAATAAATGAAACGTATTAGACAGAAAGGTGAAGATTTGGAAGAAATGTTAAAAGAGTTGAAGATTGGTGATATGCCGATTTTTGACAGTTTAACAAATTATGAGATTTCAAAAGTGCCGAATGGTTTTCTGTATCAGCACGAATATTCTGGAGTGGTATTTGTACCAGACTTTGCAAAGGAGAATAAAATAGCAGAGAAAAAGGAAACTGAAAAATCAGAAGAAAAGAAAACAATGACAGAAAAGAAAATTGAAAAGCCTGCAAAAAAGATTGTACAGAAATAAGGAACGGAAAATGAACGAGGCACAAAAGAGCAAGCGCAATTTTAGAAACTCTAAAACGTGGAAAGACTTCAAAAAGAAAATGAAAGCTGAATGTAACGGGCTTGATAAAATCACAAATCACAAATTGCGCAAAGGGTGGCAGTTGCATCATCAGTGCCTTGATGAAAAAGAGTATCAGAATTTAAAACGTGGCTTTCTTAGTTGCAATAATCTGACCCATAAAGTCATACACTGGTTATGGACATACTACCAGAAAGACCCTGCAATTATTGACAGATTACGTGAGGAAATGGAAATAATGCGCCGTGAAAATCCCCTGTAAAGGCTCATAACGGGCTTTTACGGGGCTTTTCTGCTTAAAACATAAAACTACATAAGGATGTCTAAAAATGTCTAAAATGGGCAAAATAAATGTCTAAAAAAAATTAAAAATAATTAAAGAATTATCTTGACATAAAATAAGATAGGCATTATACTACTATTAGATTTTAAGAAAAGCCTGCAAAAGCAGAGCGAGGAGAAACACTATGAAAAAGACTGTTAATTTTCTGATGAATATTGATTGCGATTTTTGGGAACTGATGGATATTCAGAGCGGGGATGAATTTCTAAATGAAGATGGTTCTTTCAACTCTGTTTTTGAAGCTTTCTGTAAAACGATAAAAAACGAACTTGAAAAAGCGGGAATCAAAAAAGTATCAAGAAAAGTTTATGAAACTTTGGAAGATAAAAATTATCACACATTAAATAAAGCGTTGGAAGTTTTAGGGCTAGTAGCATAAAGTTTTCCCGTGGTTACACTTGGGAGCAAATTGAGGCTCTTGAACTTGCTAGATAAATAAAATAATTTATTTGCCCCGTAAAAGGGGCATAAGGGGGAATGAGAGATGAACAAGGTTGTTCTGGATTTGATTGATTTGAACTTGAGTTTACAGGGAATGATTATTGACCCAGCAATTAATGTTAGTGACCTTACAACCGATGAAAAACTTGAGTTGTATGAAAAACTTTTTTTCTACAAAGGTAGAACTTGTGAGGTGAGAAAATGAGAACAAATTATTTTGCAGTAATTCTGTCAAATGGCTATCTTATGAATGTATTTACAAACAGAGCCGATGCAGAAGAAAGAGCAGGCTGGATAAACGGGGGCGACTTCAATGGCCCAGAATATGAAACTTATAGCGCAGACGTTGTCAGAGGTTTATCAAACATTAAATCAAAGGCAAGGGGAAACTTCACTGTAGAACAGATAAAAAGAATGGCTTTTACAAACTAAGAGATAAATAAAAAAGCAAGGCACTTTTTAGGCGGGGAGCAATCCCCGTCTTTTTTTTGACAGTTATTTCCTTTTACTTTATACTGTAGAAAATTTATCAGAAGGAAGTCCCTTCGATGATATAATTAAAGGAAGTACCTTATGAAAAATCCACTTGAAGAAATCAAAAGGTTGATTAAAAGAACGTGGTCGCAAGCGCCTAGTTTAGCAACTAAAGATTTGCTTGCTTTGTATCATACAAATCCCAGACTTGAGGGCGCAAGAATAATTGCAAAAAAATGCGCAAGTACAGATTTGTATCTATATGATAAAATCGAGTTTAGAAAAAACAAGTATAACGCAGAAATTGTAGATGAGCATCCACTCTATGAACTGTTGGAAAATCCTTGCCCGACATTCAGAGATATAACGGGCTGGCATGTAAAGTATTTTGTTTACGCTTGTTATGTATTAGTGGGTGAGGCATACTTACTGAAAATCAGAGACCCGAAAGGGAATGTAATTTCACTCTCACCATTATCACCTAGCTGGGTGGTAAAGACACCGACAGAAGGCGGTAACTACTGGGAAATATATCCATATGGAACAACGGGCGGGAACTCGATTGTAGTACCTGCAAACGATGTAATTGTATTCAAGGATATAAATCTGTTAGACCCATTCGGCAGAGGTAAAGGAGTTGCAGAAACAATCGGAGATGAAATACAGTCCGATGAGTACGCAAGTAAATACGCAAAAAACCTTTTCTTTAATGACGCAACCCCTAGTGCAATAATTTATGCACCGAACGGAACAAAGGAAACCGCAGACCAGATAAAGCAGACGTGGATGCAGAAAATGGCAGGGTTCAGACACGCAAAAGAGCCACTTGTTTTAACTGGAGATGGTGCAAGGTTTGAAAAGATTTCACAATCACCGACTGAATTGGATTTTGTTGAAAGCAGAAAGTTTTTAAGAGATACCGCTCTGCAACAGTTTCAGATACCTCCAGAGATTGCAGGTATTCTGGATAACTCAAACCGTTCTACAATCGACAGTGCATTTTATCTGTTGAATAAAAACGTACTTTCAGACTACTTGAGAATGTTTGAACGTACAATGAATACACAGTTGTTATGGGAAGATTTCGATACTGAAAGAACACTTACTCTGCATCACGAAAATATTGTTGAGGAAGATGTGGCCCAAAAGTTACAGATTGCAAACGCAGGATTACAAAATGGAACTTTGACAGTCAACGATTGGCGCAGGGCTATGGGGTATGAAATTGATGAACGTGGCGGAGATGTTTATTTGCGTTCAGCAATTCAGATGGAAGTACCTTTTAATTCAGAGCCGATTGAATTACCCGACACTCCAGAAGAAAATCCAGAAGAAGTAGAATTGCCAGAAACTGAAAACGGAAAAGAAAATGAGTTATCAGAAGAGGAATTTAATTCTATTTCTTTGAGTTACGGAAAGAAATATAAAATGCTCAAGTCAGACGCAGACAGAGAAAGACGTATTAAACTCTGGAAAGCATTTGATGCAAGGGCAAGAAGTATTGAAGAGCCTTTTAGAAAAGCGATGGTAAAAGCGTTCACAAAGCAGAATGAACTTGTAAATGAAACAATTAAAAAGGCTTGTGAAGAAAACAAAGATGTAGGAACTGCAATCGAAAATCTGTATGACAAAAATATGAATGAGCAGTTAAAACATACATTCGCATCTGCATTTATTAATGGACTTGCAACGGGAGCAGAACACGCACTTGAAACGATGCCGAAAAAATCAGTAAAGGCTATCAGTGAGCAGGTGCGTCAGTTGTTTGGCTTATGGATTGATGAGTACGGATTAGAGTTATGCGTAGAAATGAATGAAACTACAAAAAAGAAATTGCGGTATGCACTTTCAGACGCAATTGAAGAAGGGGACGGACTGAGAGAGAGAATTAAAAAACTCTGTGCAGTCAGTGATGAAACTTTTGCGAATGATAAAAAGTACAGAGCTGAATTAATCGCACGTACTGAAAGTTGTAGTACAATGAACGCAGGCGCTACACTTCTTTATAAAAATGAGGGAGTGCAGTATAAAGAGTGGATTTCTGTTCAAGATGATAGAACAAGAGATGCACATTTAATTATGGACGGAGTTGTAGTGCCGATTACAGAAAAGTTTGAAGTACCTGCAACAAGTCAGAGTGAGGGTGCTTTTATGGAGTACGCAGGCGACCCGTCAGCCCCAGCAAGTCAAGTATGTAATTGCAGATGTACTGTATCTGGATATTACGGATAAGAAGTAAAAATATATGAACAGTAAAACCGCAAAGAAAATTAGAAAAGTAGTGAATGAAAAAGAAACTGAAATGGTTCAGCAGGTATTTGACTATTTTAATTCTCTTTCATTTTTCAAACGTGTAAAAATTGCGTGGAAAATAATCCGCAAGAAATTATAGGAGCAGACAAAATGAAATTAGTTAAAGGGCAGAAAAGCAAGCAGGATATTTCAGTAAAAACAGAAGATATTGGAGAACGTTCTGTATTGTTTACAATTTCAAAGGAAGTTGTAGATAGAGATGGTGACATTCTTAGGGCAAGTGGAGTGGATTTTAAGAACTATATGAAGAATCCAGTCTTTTGCTCATTCCACAATACAAGAGAATTTCCACTAGGCAAGGTAACAAAGTTCTGGGTTGAAGAAAGTGAAAAATCAGTTAAGGCGATTGTTTACTTCCCGACTATTGAAGAACTTTCCACAAATCCAGAGCAGGCAAGTGAAAAGGCTAAACTGGTTGATTTCACGTACCATTGTTATAAAACGGGATTACTCAATGCAGTAAGTGTTGGTTTTATTCCGCTTGAATGGACAGAAACAAAAAACGGATATGACATTACAAAATGGGAATTATTGGAATTCAGTGCGGTAGCAGTACCAGCAAATCAAGATGCAATCGCAGAGGCAGTAAAATCATTCGGGCTTGATAATTCAGTAGTCAAGGATTTTATGACAACTGAAAAATCGGGCAGAAAGATTTCAGCTGAAACAAGGGCAGTACTTGATAATATCAAGGTTTGTTCTGATGAACTTGATGAATGCAGAAACGCTCTTGAAAAATGCGGTAAAAAATTAAAGGAACTGTTAAAGGAACTTGATGACGTACCCGCTCCAGAAGAAAATCCAGACGATAATTCCGATGATACCGATGAGCCAGATGATGACAAGTCATTCAATCTTGAAGAAATTGAAAACGAGTTTGATTTAGGTTTGCTTTAATTTGGCGGTGGTTTTTCATATATAATCTCTTTCAAAAAAAAACTCCTTTTTTTCCTACTGTTGAAAGCAATTTTGACAGTAGGTTTTTTTTGTGCTATGTTAGTGAGCATAAGGAGTTTTTCAATTATGAAAAAGAAAACTTATAATCTGATTGTTGGAATTGTTGGCGGTGTATCTACAATCGCAGTTGCACTTGTAACATTCTTCAATCCTGCTTATGCAGTAGCAATCAATGCATCAATCGGAATTGCATCAACTGCAACAGTCGAGATTTGCGGACAGTTCGTAAAGGACGAGTAAGCAAATAAAAAAAATGCGCCCTTGAAAAATCGAGGGTGCTTTATTCTGTAAAGTATTAATCTGAAAAGTATTCAGAGTGAGAAAATAAAACTGCGAAAGTATCGCAAAATAAAAATCAAAAACAATTTTATTCAAAGGAGAATTTGAATTATGGAAATGAAAGAACTTGAACGCATTATTGATGAACGTTCAAAAGCACAGTCAAAGGCAGTAGCCGATGAACTTAAAAAGGAACTTGGCAACGGAGTAACACAGGCACAGATTGATGAGGCAGTTGCTAAGGCAGTTGCAGAAATCAACGCAAAGGCCGAAAAGGAAAAGACTGAAAACGTAAAGTATCTTGAGGCTTTCAAAGATGCAGTTACTTCAAAGGGTGAAAACTTCGTAAAGGAAACACCAGTAACAATCGTAAATCAGATGATTGCATCAGCAACTTCTGCAATGGGCGCAAAGGGTGCACACAATGTAACACAGGTATCTACAGAAGATATTCTTGCACAGGCAAAGAAAGACTTCCCTTATTCAAAGGGGCTGCACAAGGTACTTGAAAACAAAAAGACACTTGAGGCAGGAACACCATCAGCAGGTGGCTTTACTGTACCACTCGCATTCTCTGGTGAATACATCGATGCACTTGTAGCAAAGACACTGATTGATAAACTTAATATCAGACGTGTGCCACTTGTTCATGGTAACCTTTCTATTCCACGTATGGACAGTACATCAGCAGTATCTTGGGTAGGTGAAACTTCACAGGGCGGAAAAACTCAGCCTACATTCGGCGAAGTAAATATGCGTGCAAAGAAACTGAAAGCAATTACTGCAATCTCAAATACTCTGCTTAACGAAAGCGGTGTAAATCTTGAGGGCTGGATTTCAGAAGATTTGATGCGTAAGACTCGTATCGCTCTTGATAACGCTATGCTTAACGGAACAGGTTCACAGTATCAGCCACTCGGTTTGAAAAATAACTCTGGCATTCAGTCAACTGGTTCAAGCACAACTGCACTTGCACTTACTACACCAAATGATATGGTTGCACTCCTTGAGCAGGCAAATGTAAATCTTGAAAACGTTCACTGGTTACTCAATCCAATCGGGGAAAGCTGGTTGAGAAATAAAGCGTTTACATCTGGCCCATTCGCTTGGTCTGATGAAATGGCACGTACTGGCAAACTTCGTGGATTTGATTTCCATTCAAGTTCAACAGTTGCATTCACACCAAAGGCAGGCAACGTAGAGGCATACGCTGATTTCTGGCTCGGTGATTTCGCAGAAATGATGTTTGGTGTAGCAAGAGATATTACTATTGAAATTTCACGTGAAGGCTCATTCACTGATAACGGAGCAACAATCTCTGCATTTGACCAAGACCTTACACTTATCCGCCTTATCACTGAATGTGATTTTGCTTGTCGTCAGCCTAAGGCATTTGTACACGGAATTTTTGCAGAACAGTGATAACTTAAAATCGGTGAGGGAGTTTATCCCTTGCCGATTAATTCTTAGAGGAGAATAAAAAATGACACGTTCAAAACTTTTAGAACAGATTGAAATTGTTGAAGATGCCACAACTGCTTTTGCAAAGGGTGGCGCAGAAAGTATTGTAGTAAAAGCAAATGGAGTAGGAAAACTCCAGACTTGTGATACCAGCGCTGGTGATTATGAAGATTTCGTAACTCTTGCAGACGGAGTAAATAACATTGTACTTGCAGGCGCAAAGGCTTATCTCAAGGTAATCACTTCTACAAGCGCAGTTGCCGTTCTTGGTGATTACGGAGTAGACCCACAGTAATTTATTTACTTGTAAGAGGAATTGAAAATGTCGATGCTATGTAAATTATCAGATGTTAAAATCTTGCTTGGAATTAATTCAGAAGAAACAAGCCGTGATGATAAACTCACTTTATTCATCCAACAGGCCAGTTCATATATCGAGGGATATATTGGTTATTCACTTGCAAGAAAAGAATATGTTGATGAGTTGCATAGCGTCAATACTCGACAGTTGTTGCAGTTAAATCACTTCCCTATTCAACAGGTATTTGAAGTAAAAGCAAACGGGGTAGAAGTTACAGATTACAAAGTGCTACCAGAGTATGCACGCTGGGGCAGTCTGTATCGTGGGTACGGGTGGAATGGAAATGTTTTCACACGTGGATTTACTCACGATGTTGTAAGTGGTGCATGGGAGATTGTCGTAAATTATACCGCAGGTTATTACTTGCCGAATGATGAAAATTATCAAGAGGGAGCAGAGGGCAGTTTGCCAGCTGATATTGTTTCTGTCTGTCTTAATTTGGTTGTAATGAAATACAACTTTGATAAACTCAGAGCAGTCGGAATTAAATCACATTCAGAGGGACATATTTCAGACAGTTATTCCGATGAAAGTACTGCAATCGGTTTGAGTGAAAGTGCAAAAAAACTTCTTGATAAATATTGTTATTACGGAGTGGCTTAAATGGTTTGTTTCAATAATGCGATGATTACAGTTTATGCAGAAACTACAACGGAAAATGCGGAGGGCGATTACATCGCATCTTATGAGCCGATTGAAACAATAACTGGAGATGTTCAGCCACACACTTTAACGCAAGATGAAATTAAGGCTTATGGAATAAGTGAAAGTAAAGGAAACGTGAGATTATTTTTGTATAATGGATTTCACGAAAATATAAAAGTCGGAAACAGAGCAAGCGTTGTTTCTGATTTTACAAAAATGACTGAATGGTTTTCTATTCAGCCAGTGAACGCTTGGAGCAGACACGGCGAGTGTCTTTTAATTCCGATTGAAAATGAATAAGAATGATGTAAGAAAGCAGGTTGCAGAAATACAGATGCAGACTTTCAAAATGCTGGACGAAATGGAGGAAAACGAGGCAAAGTTTTTGACACAAAGTTTGGGCAAAATTGAACAGACTGCAAAGCATCTTATGAGGGACACTGCAACAAATCCACAAGTAAGTTACGGGAAAAGAGAGCATCACCCTTCCTTACCTTACAATGCACCTGCACCAGATTCGGGAACTTTATTACAGAGCATCACTCATTCAATCGAAAAAAAAGAAAACGGAAAATATAAGGGTGAAGTCGGTAGCATTTTACAAAATCCAGACTATCCTAGATATTTGGAATATGGCACAAGTAAGATGAAACCTAGACCTTGGTTGTCAACCGCAGTAATGAAATGTCAAGACTGGATTAGTCAGTTATTCAAGGAGTTGTTAGGAAAATGAACTTAAAGAAATATTACAAAGATTTACTTTCTGATAATTCCTTGATTGAAATATTGGGAAGTCAAAATAAAATTGTTTCAGCGTATCCGCAGGAAGTGAAAACATTTCCTCTTGTAGTATACGAGGATAGTAATTCAAGAGATATAGAATTTTCTGACAACTTGCCGAACGGAACAAGCGCAAGTGTAAGAGTTCATATTTTTACAAAAACACTTGCAGATTATCCGACTACTACAGAGATTGCAGAAATTGTGAAAAGTATTTTTAGAAATGATTTCTGGACAAATACGCTTAATCAAGAAACAAGTGATGTACAAGACAATGTGCGTCATAGGATATTAGATTTTACAAAAGAGTTTTATTCGTTGTAAAATAAACTAACTTTAATTATAGGAGTAAATAAAATGGCAGGTTCAGCAGAAAATCCAAAGATTGGTTTAAGTAATGTTGTAATCGCAGAATTGATTTCTGATGATGGAGTAAATGCTCCAGTATACGGAAATGTAATTCCACTTGTAGGCGCAGTGCAGGCAAGCGTAAATCCAAACAGTTCTGTAGAAACTGATTTCGCAGACAACGTGGCATTCTTCGTAACTGGTAACAGAGCAAATACAGAAATGTCGCTTGAAATGACAAACGTTGCTCCAGCAAAACTTGCAAAGATGCTCGGGCAGGAACGTGCAAACGGGGTAACACTTGAAAAACCTCTTGACCAAGCACCATATTTCGCACTTGGTTTTAAAGTCTGGATTGGTGGAACTGATGCAAACGGAAACAAGATTTTTGAATTGTTCTGGTATGCAAAGGGTAAATTCTCAGTTCCAGAAAGTGGCGGTACTACAAAGCAGGATAGCATCGACTTCCAGCACGTATCACTGACTGCACAGTTTGTACCTACACTCTACAAGCCAGACGGAAACAGTGGTGTAATTTGTGCACACGCAAGAACAGACATCGATACACCAACTGCAATAGTAAATAACTGGTTCAATGCGCCAGTTATTTCTACAAATCTTGACAGTGGAGCAGTAACAGTTGCAATCGAAAGTTCTGATGCAAACACAATCACAATTACTGGAAGTAAAGCAGGCGATGGAGATTGTGAATTCGCAGAGGCAACAGTAAACGCTGACAACATTGTTATTATTTCTGGTGGTTCAGTTGTTGCAGGTGCATTTACAGTAAATGAAAATGTAATTACATTCGTTTCTGCAAGTGCTATGAGTGGAACAGTTTATGTTTCAGTTTCAAATTCTGTTAAGGACGTTAACGGGGTAGGTGTAACACCTGCAATCGAAGAACTGACAATCTGATTTAAGAAACTGAGTTTGTAAAAATAAGCGTTATAGGGTAAACTGTAGAAGTTATCTTATAACGCTATTTTTTTTATAAGGAGTTTTAGAAAATGGCAGATGAAAAGTCAGAGCTTGAAAAGGTAGAAGTGGTAAGACCTAAACTTTCAATCGGTGGCCGTCAGAGAGAAATCAGATTTAATTTTTCAGCATGGGCAGAGATTGAAAAGAAGTATGGCTCAATCAAGAACTTTGCACAGATTGAAAAAGACGTGCAACAGAAACCTTTTGAAACAATTCCAGAATTAATCTACATCGGACTTGTAGACAAGGAAGGAGTAACAAAAGAAAACTGTCTTGATGATTATTCAATGGCAGATATGGAAGAAGTCGCAAAGGTTCTGCAGGTCGCACTGTATGGCTCACTTCCTAAAGATGAAAGTAAAAAAAAATAACTGATGAGCAGTCAGCAGGTGGATTTCCTTGGGTCTACTTGCTGACTTCTACAATCACGGACTTAGGGAAAGATGAAGAGTGGTTCTGGAATACAGAGCCGAAATTGGTAATCAATTTAATAAATGAAAAAAAGAGAATTGACAGAGAGAAAATGAAAGCACAATCCGCCTACATTGCCTGTTGTGTATGGGGCAAAGATATGGATAAGTTAGACGGAACAGAGAAAGAAAAAGAAGTGTTAGGAATTGACAAGCCAGTAGACCCTAAAATGTTAAAAGGCTTTTATTGATAAAGGAGAAAATTAAAAATGGCAGATTATAGCATCAGTTATGAACTTGAAGTAATTTCAAAGAACTTTGAAAAACAGTTAAAAGGTGCGATGAAGACTTTAGACGATTTCGCAAAGAAAGCCGATGAAGTAAATCAATCTGCATCAAAAAAAATAGATGATAAACCGATTTCTAATTTTGGAGATAAAGTATCAAATTTAGGCGCAAAGATTTCAAATGGAGTTAAAGGCTGGGGCTTAAACTTTGACCAGTTCTATAATAAAGGTTCTGGCATCTTTAAGAACTTTGGAATTGATATTGATAAGTTTGCTAGTAAGTTTGGAGTAAGCGGAAAACTTATGACCGCTATTGCAACTTGTATTGCAATGCTTGTGAAACTCGGCAAACAGATGGATGAGGCATCATCAGAGATTGCAAAAGGAACGGGCGCAATCGGTGAAAATTTAACTCAATTACAATTCACTGCAGAAAATGCGATGGTAAACGGAGTGGGTAGAAGTGCAAAAGAAGTCGGCAAAATGATTTCTGACTTAAACACTCTTTTTGATGTGCAGGGCAAAGACCTTGAATATCTGACAGACCAATTTGACGCTTATGCGAAAGTAACGGGGCAGGACACTGAAAGTGCCATTAAAGGTGTATCTGAATTAATGCATAAGTGGAACATTGATACAGAAGATGCTCCAAAAGTTCTGGACCAGTTAACTAAAGCAGGACAGATGTCTGGAATAAGTGTTGCAGAATTAACAAGTGAACTTACACAAAATCAAGCAACACTTTCAGAATTAGGATACAATACAACTCAGTCAATCGCTCTTTTAAGTTCATTCAGTAAAGAGGGAATTAATTCAAGTAACGTTCTTACTGGAATGAAAACTGCAATGGCAACTTTTGCGCAGGCTGGATTGAACGGAAGAGAAGAACTTTCAAAAGTTGTAACACAAATACAAGAGGCATCTACATCAACAGAGGCATTATCAATCGCAACAGAAACCTTTGGTGCTCGTAACGGAGCAGAAATTGTAAAGGCATTCAGAGAGGGCGGAACTTATGCGCAGGAATATGCAGAGGCATTGAAAAATGCAGGACTTGCACTTGAACAGACAGAAGAGGCATCAAGAACAAGTAAAGATGCTATGAATGAATTGAAGTCTGCACTTACTGGAACATTCGGAGAATTTGGACAGGGCTTTACAGAAGTATTCAAAGGAATAATTGACGCAATTACTAACTTTGTAAGAATGATACAACCGATAATTCAGCCGATTGGAAATATGTTCAAAACTGTTTTCCAATTTATCGGAAATGTTATCAGCTGGTTTACTGCACAAGTCAAAGATTATATGACGCAGAATAACCAGACATTCATTTTAATTTCAAGCGTACTCAAGGGAGTGGCAGACTTCTTTAGAAAAGCATTCGACAATATGTTTGGAATATTTAAAAATGTATTCGGTGCAATTTTCTCAATTTTGAAAGGCGATTGGCCTAGTGCTTGGATTAATATGAAATTGATTGCTATGCGTGTAGCAAAGGCAGTCCTTGATGTAATCTCAGAAGTAGCAAACGGAATTATTTTCTTGATTAATAAATTTATCAGTGGAATAAATGCAATCAAGGAACAGTGGAATAAATTAGCAGAGGCTCTTGGTTGGAAAAAACTTGAAATGTCAAGTGAACTTGTTTCTAAAAATTTAGCAGAATCAACAGGTTTGAATATATTAATCGACAGGGCAGAAAAAGAACTGTTAGCAATTAAGGGACAAAAGGAAGAAATCGGGGAACTTGGTTCAGTACCTCTTGCAGACCTTGACGCTCAACAGAAACAAATTGAACAGACTGCGGATTTGCAGGTCAGTGCTTTTAACGGAGCACAAGAACAGATTTATACCGACAGTACAACGTGGCAAACAAAAAGACTTCAGCAACAGTTGAAACAAATTGATGAAGAAAAGAAACTTGCCATTAAGTCAGCGCAGGAAAAAGGTGCAACTCAAGAAGAACTCAATGCGATTGTACAAGAGTACGCAGACAAACAGATTGCAATTTATGATGAGATACAGAAAATACAAATTGCTCATGATGAGGAAAGTGTAGCAAAGTATGCAAACGCAGAAGAAGAAAAAACACGCATCACAGAATATTATGCAACAGAAAGAGCAAATTATCTCAAGGAAATAAATGCAGAAGTAACTGCAAATGTAAAAGAAGAAAGCGAGGAACAGACAGAGGCAGTTGTTTCAACAGTTGGAAGTGCAATTAAAACCGCATTCAGTAAAATTACAAAGTTTGTAAAATCTGCGTGGAGCAAATTATTCTCATTTATGCAGTTAGATACTGATGATGTTCTGGACAATGTTCTTGAATTTGCAGATACAATTTTAACGTTCTTTACAGAAACCTTACCAAAACTTCCTTCACTTGTAGATAGCATCACTCAAACGATAATGGTACTTGTAGAAACTTTAACTCAGCCAAATGTTTTAAAATCAATAATTGAAATTGTAACTAAAATTATAATTACAGTTATCAAGGCAATAACTCAAAATATTGGTGTATTCTTAAAGGCAATCGGGGAATTAATCGGTGCTATTCTTTCCGCAATCGGACAGGCATTCAGTGAGGTTGATTGGCTTGAAGTTTTAGCAAATATGATTACGGGATTGTTTGACGCTATCGTTGCAATCGGAAAAGGATTGTGGGATGGAATAACTTCAATCTTTACAAAGTTAGGGGAATGGATTTCAAGTTGGTGGAATAATATCTGGAAAACTGTTGGAGGTTGGTTCTCAAATATCGGAAACAATATTGGTAATTGGTGGAAAGGATTATGGGGTTATGCAACGGGAACAAATAATGCAACTAGTGGTTTGCATTTAGTTGGTGAGGCTGGCCCAGAATTAATTGACTTTAGAGGTGGAGAAAGAGTTTACAATGCAAGTAATACTGAAAAGATTTTGAGCAATGCAGGAAGTGGCGGAAACTCATTCAACGTAACCTTTAACAATATGCAGGACACAACGGCTTATGCTATGATGAAACAGTTGAAACAGTATCAGACTCAGTTAGCAATCAATGGAGTTCTGTAATATAAGGAGAAAAGAAAATGCAGAAATTAGTTTTTGAAAATTCAAATGGTGTAACAGTTGATTTGACAGACTTTGAAAAATACGGAATTACTGATTGGAGTGGACTTTCAGAATGTTCAATGGATATTCAAAATCAGCAAGTCCCATTTAATGACGGCTCTGTTTTTCTTGACGCTTTATTGCAGGACAGGACTTTGAGTTTTACTGTTGCAGTAAATGACGGTGGAGATTTACAGAAACGCTATGAACTCAAAAGAGAATTGATTTCAATCCTCAATCCAAAATTAGGAGAAGGTTATTTATATTATACCAATGATTATTTAAGTCGGAAAATAAAATGCATTCCAGAAGTGCCGACTTTCCCAACAAAGAATATGGACAATGCAGGAACTTTGAAAGTGTCAATTTCTTTCACTGCCTGCAACCCTTATTGGGAAAGTGAAGAAAAAAATAATGTAACTTTCATAAATGGGCAAACAACGATTATTGAAAATAAAGGAGATATTTCAACAAATCTTGATTTAGATATTATTGGATTTAATTATACAAATCCCAAATTATTTAATTTCACAAATGGAAATAAACTTGAAATAAATGGAACTTTTGAAAATCCAATAAAAGTATTAACTCAATTTGGAAATAAAAAAGCAATGGTTGAAGAATTGCAATTCAAATGGCAAAAGATAGGTCATTTTAAAGGATTTTCAGATGGGAAAGATTTTGCCATTTTAACAGGGCATCCTAATGTAAAACTTTTCAAAGATTTAACGTTGGAAAATTCTATTAAAGGAACTTTTATTGCTATAGCCTATAATTCTCAAAAAGATATATATTGCGGTATAACATCAGATGAAATTTATTTATCAAATGATTTGATAAATTGGAATACTATAGATTATGAAATTCCTTCTGGTGCCTTAATGCGCAATGTTCGATGTATAGATGGATACAACTTTGTTATAGTCGGTTCTGATATGTCCCCTATAAGAAGTTATGATGGAGAAACATGGAGAAAAATAGATACGTCTAGTGATGATTATGATTTTACAGATGTAATATCTACTTCTGGGACTACAACAAGTCAAGATGCCTATACATTTTATTTTGGGGGTTCTTCCAATTTACATTATTGCTGGCAATTCGGAACATTGACAGATACAGAAATAAAGGTAAGTAAAGCATTATTTTGTAAAAAATGGGAAACTGTTTATTTTAAAACAACTCAAGATATGTATACTTTAAATTTAAAATCATTTTTTGAATTTACAATAAACACTTCAATTCCCTCTGGTTCAATAATGAGTTATTCACAAGATAACGGAATTCTTCTTATCTATGATAGAGGAAATAGTTATATGAATTATTCTATTGATGGAGAATATTTTTCACAAGAAGATTTATCACAAGTACTTAAACCTCTTACAGTAACGGATATTTTTTATTCTGTAAAAATAAAAAAATTTATTGCAGTAGGTGGAACAGTTACTACATCGGAAACTTTTATAAGTTCTAATGGGCTTAATTGGAGAACCTTATTTAATTTGTATAAACAAACATATTTAGACATAGGTCAGAATTATATCATCGGAAAAAAATATTTTTGCATTTATGGAAAATATTTATATTGTAAAAATGAAAACGGGGAATGGGAGGTAATTTTTGAAAATACAGTTAATGCAAAAAACTTGAAATGTATCACTTATTCAGAAGAATTAAATTTATACTTAATTCTTACAGAAGAAGGATTTTTTACATCATCAAATTTAAGTGATTTTAGTTATACAGCTTATATAGGAGGTGTACTGACTGACGAAAAATCTTATTGTGAATGGTTTGATGGGCTGCATAAATTTATAATTGTAAGATGGGGTTATTGTATTGAGAGTTCAAATGGAGTAGATTGGATTTATCACAATTTCACTGGAGAAACATCTCTTCCTTCTAAATTTGCAATTAAATGTAAATATTCAGAAAAACAAAATAGAATAGTTATACTTTGTTTGGATGGGACAATTTATGAAAGTGATGATATTTTTGAAAATTGGACATCATATACAGGTCTTGTGAGAACAGGTGTTATTGCAACGGATTTATTATTTTGTGAAGAGCAGGAAACTTTTATAGCTACTAGTGGAGCAGGAAGAAGAGCATTATCATCAAATAAAAATAAGTGGGATAGGGGATTTGTAGATTCATCAATTTTCTTTGCAGGAGTAGTATATTCAAAAAAATATAAAAAATATTTTTATTTTGACAGTGCGAATGGAAAAATTTATATTAATGAAAACAGATATTCAATAAAGGAAATACAAGAAACAAATGATATTTTTGAAAATGGATTATATGATGAAAATACGCAAAACGTTGTTATACAAGGAACTTCAATTTGGATTGATGAAATTTCAGATATTGAAAATATAATTTCTAAAATAACAACTGATAGCAATATGGATTTCAGACTTGAAATAGGGAAAAATGAAATATTATTTATTGAAGATGATGGCAGTGATGGGGAACTTAATTTATCTTATCGTGAAAAATATATAGGAGTGTAAAAATGAGTTACAAAGAAAAACCGCAGTTGAAATTATTTCAGTTTACTAACAACGCTTTTCAACTGATTGCAATAATTGATGACTATCAGTCCTGCTCTTTTGAACGTAATATGTATGAGGCAGGACAATTCACAATCACAATCAATCTCAACATTCCTAATGCAATTAAATTTGAGAGAGGATTATTTGTTCAGTTTGACACAGACGGCTATGACTTCGGGGAAATAATCAATATTTCAGACGCACTCGGAGAAGGTGGCAAGGGTTCACAGACAAGACAGATAACAGGTTATGACGCTCGTTATATTTTCCATAAAAGAATTATCAGAGCATTTAACACTTCGGCAGATTGGGAAATGACAGGTAAGGGTGAAATTGTAATGCGTAATCTTATCGCAGACCAATGCGGAGTAAACGCAGAAACAAAAAGACAGTTACCAATTATCAATACAATTCCAGAAACTGAAAATGCAATCGGCACTACTTATGCCTGCGCTGAAAGTTATAGCAACCTTTATGAAATACTTACCACTATTGCAACTCAAACGGGTTGCGGGTGGAGATTGAAACTTACAGATGGGGAATTAAATCTTGAGTTTTATGAAGGTGAAGATTTATCAAGCATTGTGAAATTCTCAAGTGAGTTTGAAAGCATCAGAGACGGAAATGTTTCAGACAGTTCAGACAGTTACGCAAATACAATTTATGTCGGTGGAAAAGGTTCTGGAGAAGATAGAGATGTATATGAAGGTGAGTTGCAGGACTCAGACGGAAACACTCCTACAGGCTTAAATAGATATGAGGCTTGGGACGATGAAAGCGATTTAACAACTGAAAGCGAGTATATGGCTCAAGCAGAAAGTATGCTCAAGCAATACGGGGAAACTGTCGATGTATCTGCAAACGGACTTGCAAAATCTCCATACGAGTATAAAGAGAATTACAATGTTGGTGATATTATTGAAGTTGAAATAAACGGAATAAGCGCAAATGTTCGTATCCTTGCAGTAACAGAAAATTGGAGCAAAGGCAGTTACGGGCTTGACTTCACAATCGGTAAACCTCTTAACACTTTGGGAAAACAGTTAAATTTAATGCTCACCCAGATTAGAAAAGCAAGCAATCAGACAAGTTCTACCGATAGCGTAATGTGGTACACAATTCCGACAGATACGGAAATGGCAAAAGCAGATGTAACCTATGATACAATCGGATTCAAGGGTGAGTGTGCAAGTGCTGGCTCAACTTTCAAATTATATCTTGATGATGAAAAGACTGGTGCAAAAACTTACCATGTCTATTTGAAACAGTTAGGAGGCGGAACACTTACACTTACAACGGGAAGAAACGGAGCAACAGATTTAGTTCTTGCAAGTGGTACTTATGTTCTGATTATTTACGTTGATGAAAATGGAAATATCTCAAGCACAACTTCAAGCCACGCAAGTACAAGTGAAAGTGCGGTAACTGCTGGAACTGCATCCACAACTACAACGGAAAGCGCAGAAACTGAAACAGGAAGTAGTGAAGTTGCAATCAATATTGACGGATTTACTGCAGATGATTTTGTCGCAGGAAAAACAATCAAAATATTAGTCCCACAACTTGATACAGGTTCACCAACTTTGAACATCAACGGATTAGGTGCAAAACCTATTAAGGCAGTTCGTGCAGGACAACTTGTTGATATTATTGCTCATACTGGATATTGGGAAGGAGCAGGCTCAACAAGTTCAAGAGTCTGGGACAATAATACTACACTCGAACTTATTTATGATGGAACAAATTGGGTTGTAGTGGGGAATCCCGTTCTATGTTCATACTTTGCTACTGATAAGAGTTATTCTGTATACGCAAACGGGGAATTAGAGATGTGGGGCAAAGTAACTACAAGTAATCATCAAGGTACACTTGTTCTTACAGTCAACACTGTTCTGACTGGGTATTCTGTTATGGTAACAGGAAATGATAATGGTACTTCTGCTGCCTATAGATGTTCAGTAAATAATCACACTACTACCCAGTGTAAACTTTATACTACGTTAAGCAATAACGGATTTGTATGGTATTATCAAATAAATGGGTACTAATATCCAAAAGTTGCCCAGCGGATTATTTCAGACCCACTAGTACTACTAATTCTGAATATAAGCGTAGTAAAATTTTCGGTGTAAGAAGAATAGTAAGGTGTACGGCCAGTACAAGCGTCAACAATCGTAAAATCTTGAGAGTAAGGAATGAGTAAAGGTGTTCTTGTCAGTACGCTTTCAGTTACTCCAGACTGTATTCCCCACTGATGAATATAGCCGTTACTGTAGACAGAATAACTCTTAAAGAAAGTAGCGAAAGTTTACAGAAATAGAAATAATGTTTTATAGTGAAGTTGAAAAAACGGAAATAAGGATGCAGAAAAAATGGGCTTGAGTGGATACATTACTTTAGGGATTTCAATATCTGGATTTATAGGTGGAATTATTATGACAGTTGCAAAATTATCTGTAAGGTTTGGAAAAATCGAAGAGAGATTAACCGCTGATGAATTACGGGATAAGGAAGAACGTGATAAAGCATCGGTGAAATTCTCTGAACTTTACACAAGAGTAGCAACAAATGAAAGCGATGTAAAAGAACTAAATGCAAAAGTTGACAGTCTGAATGTAACGTGCGTTCGGATTGAAAATAAACTTGATAAACTAATCGAGAGGTTATAAAAAAATGGGATTAATTAATTTTCACCCGCAGAGTGATGCGCTGGAACTTGCAGAAGTTTTCACAAATCCAAAGCTGAAAGCGATTGCAAATTATGGGTGTTGTGCTTTTGTTGCACTTCACATTATGGGAATTAACGGGCTTGTAACAAATCTTAAAATCATCGGAAACGAAATCGGGAAAGGTCTTGATGATGAATGTACTGTCTTATGGTACAAGTTTTTTGAAAACGTTTCTGGAAAGAAAATCAAAGTTGAATACAGAGATATAAAATCACTGCAGGGACTTAAAGACGTGGACCAGTGCGCAGTCAGATTTGACTACAACGGAAAATCGCACTGGTTTTATGTTTCAAGAGGTGAAGTAACCTACAATCCTTTGAAGTATTCTTTATGCGTGGATAAAGGTCGCCCCGCAACTGCAAGAATAATTACATTTCTTTAATCAAGGAGCAAAATAAATGAAAGCAAAAATCGTATCACTTATTGTAAAAAGTGTTTCAGTAGTTTTTATGGTAGTTTGTTCTGTTTTAAAATGGACTGGAAAATTCAGTGCAGAAAATATTACGATTGGAGAAATCTGCGCAATCGGTGGAGTAATCGGGGCAGTGTTTGGAGATATTTCAATCAACACCGCAATCGACAAGTTTGTGAAAAAAGATAACGATAACTCAATAAAAGATTGTGAAGTGGAGAAATAAAAATGACTGCATCGACATTCTTTTTAATTGCAAATATAATTTTATTTTTTTCTTTACTGATTGTTTTCTTTTTTGTGTTCAGAGAAAAACACGTTGAAAAAAAAGTGCAGGAAGAAACCGATAAAATAAAAAAAGAGGAGCAGAAAAAAAATGAACTTAAAGAAGAAATTAATGGTGGCAATCATCATGATAATATTTCCAATACTCTTGATATGTTGCGCAACAATTCAAAAAAATGAAACTGAATATAAGTTTCCAGATATTGAAGAAGTGGAAAGAATTGATGATGGGAAAAATATTACAGTGAAAAATAAAGATGGAGAAACTGTCTTTTATTACGATGCAGAAAAAGATACAGTAACAGTCCCCTATTGGTACTGGATAAAAATTATTAATTACGCAATAAATACTGGTGGACTTAAAAGTTAAAATCTGATACATTGTAAGCGTGAGCTGAAATCCCTTTGAAGTCGAAAGACGGAGATGGATTTTTTTTTTATTTAGACTGTAGAAATAAAAATGGATGTGTTAAAATCACTTTATCCATTTATGTGATTACCTCCTTAAAACATCTTGTTAGTTTCCTGCAGTTTGCCGACTGTAGGAAACTTTTTTTTATTTTTTTAATTTCACAGTTGAAAAGAAAACTCTTATGTATTAGAATAAAAGCGTCAAGATTATGGACATAAGATAAACTCTCTCTTCCGAGTGTTCGCAGTAAAATGAGGACACTCATTTTTTTTGTTTCCAGCAGGTTAAAACCATGATAAAAACAGGATTAAAACGTGGTAAAAACTGTATTAGAAAATCGTGAATTATGGTATACCAACTTTTGAACAGTAAAAAAATGCATCTGAAAAAATGAAAATCACTTCACTACTCAAGAAATATCTGCAATACATATTATAGAAGAAACTTGAAAAAATGACATAAAAACTACTATACAAAACTACTATACGTTGGTATACCCAGATTAGATTAGTATAGATTAGTATAGTTTAAATATAAGCAAAAAGTCTGGTATACCAGAAAATCCTTATTTTATTGTCGGCTAAAGCCGAGTGTTTTCAAAAAGTACAATTTTCACTTTGAAAAATAAAATTAAAATCCACTCAGACGAGCGAGAAAGCCCTTTATAGCGAACTTTTGGCAAAAAACATAAAAGTATATGGATTGAGTTAAAAAAGTCTTGTAAAAGCCCGTTATTGAGTTCCGAATATTTTTTTATTTTTCAACAGATTTTTCTTGACTTAAAAATAAAATTGCATTATTATAAAGACATAATTTGAAAAGCACTGAAAAATCAGTGCGGGGAGCAAAAATTGAAAAAACTTGATGTATATAAAGTGGTTGATGTAGTAAACGGAACTTTATTCCCTGTAGAAGAGCATCAAGGCTGGGTTAGTAACTGTAGAAGTTATGATGATTATTTGTGCGATTTGAATGAAGAATTCCCTTATGAAATTAATGGCGAATTGTGGACAAGTGCCATAGGGTTCAAGCCTCATACCGTTCTTCTTAACCTTGATAATGATAAATACGATAGTTACGGGTTATCAGAAATCATTGAAAAAGATTGCTGGGTTGCAAGAAAAGATTTAGATGGTAATGATATTGAAGTGATGACTTGGGAACAAGTGCCCGAAGAAATTCAAAATCTACTTGCAGAGCATTACTATAATGTAGTGTTTCCTGCATTGTTTGAAAGATTTTATCTTGCATTTTATGATGCAGTTATCAGCGGTGAAGTTGATAATAGTTATTATTCTGATGATTAAAAAAAAGATTTGTCTTGACTATCAATAGAAATTGAATTATACTGAAAGAGTAAAAAGCCCCGACTTATCGGGGCGAGGAGAAATAAAATGGGATACGGATATTCAGAGTATTCAGATACAATCAATACTGTAGATGTAAAGGCAATCAGAGAATTTAAACTTGGCAATAAAATTGTTTACCCAGAATTTAATCTGCATTATACTTGTAAGGAATGGTTAATAACGAGAGATGACCCTCCAATGCAGGAAGTAACAATCAAGCCAGAACTTGTAGAAGTTTATTCTGAATTGTCAGATGATGAAGAAATGCCGATTAATCCCATTTCTTATACTGCATCAGAAGAAAAGGAATTACTTAGACAAGGTGAGAACTGGTTCGAGGATGTAGTTTATGAACATTGAAAAAATGCGGTCGTTGACCGCTTAAAATAATCAAAGGCAGTCGGAAAGACGACAAATTATTTTTACGCTTTAAGCGTTTTCTTGATGGGTATTTTATCTTAAACACAAGGCAAAGCGGAAAGACGCTTGGCAATCGGACAGACGATTTTAGCTGATTAAGAAAATTGGCAAGGAGCATAAATTGAAAATTAAAATCACTTTGAAAAATGGTGAAAAATATGAGGCAGATAGTTCAACAATAACTGGAACAGATTTGAATATCTGCATCTGCGAATATGACGAACAGAAAAGACCGCATCTGAAAACTTTCAGCAGAAACGATATATCAGTATTTTCAGTCAGCGATTTTGACGTTGAAAAATTTCTTGAAGAAAATTAATTTTTGAAAACATATAAGGAAATTTGAACTTATGGAAAGTACACCAATGATTTATGGCGCAATTATTGACGCTATGGGCCAGATTAACGCAATCAGCAAAGACAGAAGAAATCCTCAGCAGGGGTTTGCGTATCGTGGAATTGATGATGTTATGAACGAACTGCATAGCATCTTGGCAAAGTCTGGAATATTTATTGTCCCTACAGTTCTTGACGAACAGAGAACACAGGCCCAGACATCAAGAGGCGGTAACTTGTTCTACACCCGTCTTAAAATTAAGTTTACATTTTACGCAAAAGACGGCTCAAGCATTGAAAGTGTTGTAATCGGTGAGGCTATGGACAGTGGCGACAAGGCCAGCAATAAAGCACTTTCAATCGGAATGAAGTATGCCTGTTTGCAGGTATTCTGTATTCCGACAGAGGAAGATAAAGACCCAGACGGAATAACCTATGATGTGAAGTCAGTTACACCGATTGAAAAGCCCGCAGAAAAGAAACCGACAGAAGAAAAGAAAATCAAAATGACAGAAAACCGCCTTGAACTTGATACCCTGCTTGAAAGTAATAGAGAAAATGTATCAAAGTCAGTTTACGAACAGTGTATCAACGCAATTAAAGGCTCAGACGATAGCAAGGTTGATGAAATGCTTGGCCGTCTGAAAAAGTATCTGAATGCAAAGGGGATTGCAGTATGAGTGAAGAAAATCTTGAATTGGTAGTGAACAAAATTGAAGTCGGTTCACTTGATACAAACATTGCCCGCCTTGAAGAAGTTGTCGATGAAAGATTAAAGGATTACACTCCAGACGCTTATCAAGGCGATGCAGACAGGGCGAAAAAAGACAAGGCCGAATTAAACAAGGCAAAGGATACAGTCGCATCTGCAAGAAAGAAAATTATCGCAGAAGTGATGAAACCTTACACCGACTTTGAAGAACGTTGCAAAGCACTTGAGAAGAAAATCGAAAAGGCAAGTAAAGCCCTTGATGAAATTGTCAAGGAACGCAAGGCGAAGGAAGATGAAAAGAAACGCAGTATGATTGAATTGTACTGGAAAACAAAAAACTTTGACCTTGTAAAACTTGATGCGATTTTCAATCCGAAGTGGTTGAATAAAACTTATAAAGAAAGTGATATTATTTCTGAAATTGATGAAAAGATTGCAGAAATTAAAAACAATATCGAGAGTATGAAAGATGATGATAACGCAGAAAATCTTGTTGCTTATTATCTCATCTGTCTTGATATGGACAAAGTTAGAGAGTACCGCTCAAAGCTGGAACTCCAGAGAAAAGAGCAGTTTGAAAAGGAACAGTTAAAACATGCGGTTGTTTCCGTAACTACAAAAAAAGATTTGGAATGTGCAGGCTATTATGAGGATAAGGGAAAGAAAGAATATGTTATCAAGCTGTCAGTAACAGAAACAGAATTGAAAGGTGTTCTTAATGCCCTTAATGCATTGGATATTAAGTACACTTATAAGGAACTTGATTTTTAATCTGCAAAAGGAGAAAGAGAAATGGCAGGGAGAAAAGTAATTCTGACTGGCGGCGCAAAGCGTGTGTATGATTTTATGAAAGCAAATAAAAGCATCACATCTTTGCAGGCATTTAAGGAACTTGGTGAAACACGTTTATCAGCACGGATTTTTGAAATCAAAAAACAGTGCGATGTTAAGCGTGAATGGGTAAGTGTAAAAAATAGACGTGGTGAAACTTGCCACGTTGTAAAATATTCTTTATAGGAGATTTGAAAAAATGGCAAATGATTTGAATGTGGTTTGTCTTGTGGGAAACATCACAAGAGATTGCGGGGCAACTGAAAGGGATTTTGTTTACACTCAGTCTGGAATGTGTATTGCGACAGTATCAATCGCAAGCAATCGCAGACGCAAGCAGGGCGAACAGTGGATTGATGAAGTTTCATACTTTGATATTAAACTGTACGGAAAGACCGCAGAAAACTTAAAGCCTTATTTGACAAAGGGGCAGAAAATTGCAGTTGAGGGAAAACTTGTACAGGAACGCTGGAAAGACAAGCAGGGAAATAACGCATCAAGAATTGTTATCAATGCAGATAGCGTGGAACTGTTGGTTTAAAGGGTGAATACCACAAGTTCTTGAACAAGTGGAAAGGTACTGACATTATGACAGAGGTTAGAAGTCAGTACGAGGCTTTACTGGAAAAATTCGGTAAAGAAATTGATGCCGAAATTGCAGAGCAGGAAAGCAAGGGCGAAGTTGTAACACTCCAGAGAGTTGACGTAAAGAATGACAAGTTCGCTGATACTCTTGAAAAGATTATCAACTTCAATATGAGAATTGAAATTATCGGCCAGTGGATTTGGTGCTTTGAAAGTTACGAAAACAAAGAGCAGTTAAAGGCTCTTGATTTCTGGTTCAGCAAATCTAAAAAGGCTTGGGTTTATTCTGGAAGTAAAAAGAAACTGATAAAGAGCAGAAATAAACTTGCAGACATCAGAAAAAAATACGGCTCAGAAGTCGTAAGAGATAAGGAGTAAAAGATGCAGAAATTACAATACAATGAGTGGACTTTCAGCGGTGAAGTCATTTATGTAAAGGAACTTAAAAACAATGAGTTTGCAGTGTCAGTAAAAATGAGGGGAGCATCCCGCAGACTGAATAGCAGTACTTCACAGATAACAGAATTCGGTTGTCTTATCGATAAGGAAGTTTACAAACAGGCTTTGAAAAAAGGATTTGATAAGTTCTGTTATGCGACACTCGGTGGACATATTGAAAGCTGGATTAAGACGTCAGCGAGAGGCGATGTAATCAAAAATCGTTTTGTTGTTGATGATATTCTTGACGTTGAAAAGAAATAAAAAAAAATGGAATTAAAAAAGCAGAGGGGAATATGGCCGAAAAACGAATGTTCAGTAAATCAATAGTTTTATCAGATGCGTTTCTGGATATGCCAGCAACGAGCAGATGCCTGTATTTCACTCTGTCTATGCTTGCCGATGATGACGGATTTGTGAATTCACCAAAGGCAATAATGCGACAGAGTGGAGCAACAGAAGATGATTTGAAAATTTTGATTGCAAAAAAATTTGTCCTTCCGTTTGAAAGCGGTGTAATCGTAATCAAGCATTGGCGAATTAATAATTATCTGCGTTGCGACAGATACAGAGAAACAAAGTATCTGGAAGAAAAGCAACAGATTGAAATTGAAAAAAACGGGGCATACACTTTTAAGGATAGCCCCGCAATAATTCCAATAGTAGGCGCAGAGATTAAACCTGCGGAAGAAAAGGCATCAGAGAAAAAAAAGAAAGTCCCACTGTTAGAACGTGAGCCAGTAAACGATATTGAAAGGGTAGAAAAAATCTATCTTGAAAACTACAGAAAACTTTTTATTAGTGGAATTGTAAAAAACGAAAAGCCGATTGTGAATTGGACTGCAAGCAGAAAACTGACAAAAGACTGTCTGCAAAAGTACGGGCTTGAAACAATCGAGGGAGCAGTTAAAAAATCCATTGATAATAAGTTCGTAGTTAGTAAAGGTTATGTACTGACTACAATTCTTTCAGCTGGAGTTTTAGCACAGTTGATTAATTCTACAGACGGAAGAATTGACAATGATACAGTAGAAAAAATGGAAGTCGATTTTTAAAAGGGGGAAGAGATGGAGCAGTTCAAAGGATTTCAGATACAATCAATAATCGGAAATGAAAATGGCAAAGTGTCTGAATGGGAACAGAAGATAAAAGAGCGTGAGGCAGAAGTCAAGTATAACGCTTACATTAATTCTGGAGTGCCCGAAAGATATTTTAATGAAAGTATCGAAAGTTTTATCTGCGATAATGAAAAGATGCAGGAAATAAAAAACAAGGTCCAGAAGTTCGCAGAAAATCCAAAAAATAAAATTCTTGTACTTTACGGAGAAAACGGAAACGGGAAAACGCATCTTGGAGCAGGAGTTGTAAGGGCTTGCGGTGGTGAGTATATCTTATCAAGTCTGTTATGCGTGAAGTACGATAGCGGTACATCTTTTAAGGCATCAATGACAAGGGAAGAAATTCTTGAGCATTATTCAAAAGTAAAAATGCTTGTAATTGATGAGTGTTGCAAATATTTCATAAATGCAGAAATGGAAAAGTTCGTATTGTCTTATATAATTAGTATGAGATACGCAAATGGATTGCCTACAGTTTTAATTACGAACGGAAAGATAAATGATTTTATAAACTTTTTAGGTAAGGCAGTTTATGACAGATTTACAGAAGTCTGCACAACTTTAGAATTTGACTGGCAGAGTAAAAGAAAAGAATTGAGGGATAAAGAATGAGGCTTAACGATGTGAAGTACGGGGATTTTATCCTTAAAGACAGTGTAGTGGCGGTATATCGGAAAGTTAAAATCACAATTATTTTTAACCGCCATACTGGAAAGTTTACTGCGGTGTATTGCGGTACTCGGATAAGTTCGCAGTTTTTAACAGACTTACTGAAAAGTGTAAGGGAAGATATAAAGGAGGATTTGAGAAAATGCTAGACTTAAAACACGTGATGATTTTTATTGCAGGATTTGTTCTTGGTGAATTGCTTGTGCTCTTAATAAAGCATGATTGGAGAAAGAGGAAATGAGTAAAACAACAGAAGTCCCATACAAGCGTCTTGTTACACTTTCCAATCATAAAGATTATGAACTGAAAGAAAGCCAAAAGAAATATGTAGCAAAGTTCTACGAGTACATAATCCAGAAAGAAAATCACGAGGCCACGATAAGAGAATTAAGACGGGCAATCGGTTGTTCTATTGAGCAGATTCACTTCATTATTACGTATCTGACTTATAGAGATTATCTGTATGAGTATCCAGTAAACAAGAATGATGTAGTAATCGGGATTGCCTATGGCGGTGTGAATAAGTTGTGGTAATTTTTTTTATTTTCTAAAAAGAATTATCTTGACACAATAAAGTAAAAGTATTAATATTATGAGTATAGGGTAGTTCACTACCTAAGGAGAAAATGACAAAGGAGCAGATTGAACAGAGAGAACAAGCAATGTACAGAAGTTCTGGAATTTGTGCAGTTTGCGGAAAGCCTTTAACAGAAGGTTTTCAGTATGCGCATAAAATCCCGAATAAAGAAATCTATCGCAGGAAATACGGAAGTATGATTATTGACCACACTTTGAATGGGGAAATGGTTTGCAGTTTAGGTTGTAATCAGTCGGTTGATTGTGGTAGCAGTTATGGTAATCACCTTGAGATAATTGCGCAGATAGTTGTAGCAGAATATCTCAAGTTATGGGGTTCAGATGGTTTAGGAAAACTTTCTGATTTATTAATTGCAGAGTACGAAAAAATCGGAATTCGTACATAGGAGAAAATGAGAGATGAAACAGGAAGAGGTTGAAGACATCAAGTTAACACGTGAAGATTGTTTGAAAGATTTAGAAAAGCTGAAAGGAATGACAGTAAAGGACGGTCTGGAATATATGGCTAATATCCAGCACGAAATTGCAAGACAGTTGGACAACACTGCGGTAAACGTAAAGCAGATACTTAATCAGAATAAAGCACTTATTCCAATTCTGAATAATGCAGTTATTATGATGCAGAGAGATTTTACAAACGTTGTAGCAGATGAAACATCAGACGGAGAGGCAGATTGTAATCTCTGTTTCATCATGGGTTCAAGCAATCAGATTAAACATCTGATTAAAGTTCTTGCTACACAGTTGCCTTCGGTATTTGAAGAAGTAATCAAGGAAATGGGCTATTCGAAATAATGGGTGGAAAGGTAAAATTTATATGGCGGTGATGATACCGCCTTTTTATTCTAATCAACATAAGGGAGAAAGAGAAAATGAATTATGCTGAATTAATTGAAAAGGCAGACGAATGCACAAGGATTGCAATTTCTTATTTTCAGAAGAAAGATTTTGTAATGGTTAATTTCTGGAAAAATGCGAGCATTGGATTTAAGCAGAGGGCAGAAAACTTGAAACTGTCACAGGGGGCAAAATGAAAGATTTGAAATTAAGCCTTAACGATAAGGAGTTGCACGTAACACATCTTGACCAGTTTATTATCAGAGGTATTAGTTTTAATATCGAATTGAATAGAACAGTAAGAAAAAATCCTTTTGCAAAAGGTGAAAAAGAATACTGTTATTGCCTGTATGTAATCATCGGGGAAAATCACAGACTATTTGAAAAGGCCAGCAAGGGTAAAGATGATGATTATGATTATGGCGATGAGATTTATCCAGACTGGTATCAAGGTTGTACTTTTTACCACGTGAACAATAAGTATATAAAAATCGGGTGCGACTATCAGCATTATGGCGATGAGCCGTTTCTGTATGATGATAGCGATGAAGTCCCAGAGAAAATAAAGCAGGACATTATAGACTTGTATCAATATTTCAGTAAGGAGAGTTGAAAATGCAGAGTGATTTACTGAATGAACTTGAAGAAATGAGAAAAGAAAATAAAAGGCTTAAACTTATTATTCTTGGAAATCAGAAAGAAATCGAGGTATTAAAAAGCAGTTTGAAGAAAACTGAAAACATCTTGAAAGAAGTAAATGCATCACTTGATAAAGTTTTGAAATAATGAGGTAAAAATAAAAATGAAACGTATAAAACTTTTTAGGGACAGTTTTCAGAATTGGAAAGGAAAAGAAATCCCGAAAGCACAATTAATCTTGACCGATATTCCTTATCAGTTAGGAAACAATATGTATGGTTCAAATCCAGTATGGTATAAGGGCGGAGATAATAAGAATGGAGAAAGTGCCCTTGCAGGCAAGCAGGCATTTGACACTGACAGTAAAGCAGGTTTTAGAATTGCAGAGTTTTTTCATTTTTGCAGTAACTTATTGAAGAAAGAGCCGAAGAAAACAAATGATGCAGGTTGTATGTTTTTATTCTGCGCCTTTGAGCAGATTGAAGAATTGAAACACTATGCAAAAGAATACGGATTTAACCATTCGCAGGTTTTTGTTTTTTATAAGAATTATTCTGCGCAAGTTCTGAAAGCAAATATGAGAGCGGTAGGAAATTACGAATTCGCAGTTCTTTTCTATCGGGATAAATTGCCGAAGTTCAGAAATAACGGGAAAATGGTATTTACTTGTCAGCCGTGGATTGAGGATAGAGTAACTCCAAAGTTACACCCGACTCAGAAAAGCGTGCCTTTACTTGAATCCATTATCCGAACTTATACAGATGTTGACGATGTTGTCATCGACTGTTGTGCTGGGAGCGGTTCGACTTTACTTGCAATCGCAAATCTCGGCAGACGGGCATACGGATTTGAATTAAAGAAAGAATACGTTGACGGCTTTTATCAGAAACTTTATCCCTTAATTCAAGAAGATATGTTTATGAAAGCAGAGCGTGAAGAAAAGCGCATAAAACAGTTAGAGATGTTCGGAAATGAAAACAGAGAAGAAAAAGGAAAGAGATGATTTTTATTTCAGAGTTACGCAGAATATAAAAAGCATCTTGAGGTACAGAGGAATGACATACAAGGAGATTGCCCCGCAGTTGCATCTGACTTTGACGCACATAGGGAACAAGTTTTCTTTATGCCGTTTCAGTCTGTATGAAATGAACTTGCTTGCAGATTACCTTGAAATGACAATCGATGAAATAATTTTTTGGAGTGAAGATGGCAGAAGAAAAAATCGTTATGAGGATTGATGAGTACGATAATAAAGGACACATCAATTTATCGGAAGAGGGTTCGCCCGTTTATCTGTTATCAAACATTGTAAAACTTTGTAGAGAAAAATATGGCGGATATATGAGGGTGAAAATCTCCCCACCATACAAAAGAAGAACAACGGGCAAGAATTCGCAGAATTCAAAATGGTATGCACTTGTTCAGAAAATCTGCGAGGCAACTGGAAACGATATTGAAGATGTAAAAGACTACTTGAAAGAAAGGGCAATCCGCAGAGGTTATCCGTACAGAGTAAATAACCTTAACGGAAAAATAAGACCTTATTCAAGTACAGAAGTTGATACAGTTCAGATGTCGTATCTGATTGATGAAACAATTCAATTCTGTATTGAGTACGGAATTAATCCAGATGTTGAGGAAGTAGAAGAATGTTAAGCGAGCTGGAATATGAAGTGCTGGAGCGATTTGCGATTATGCCCACAGAGGGAAATATTTGCGATGAGCAGGCGGGCTTTGAAATTGAAAAAAAATATGGAAGGTTCTGGAAAGACTGGATTTTAAGAAAAATGCGATTGATACAGAAATCAAAGGAGGCTTGCAGTCACCCAGAAGAAAACAATCAGTTAGAATTATTCTGATTGACGTAATCAGCAAAAAGAATTATCTTTTGAGTAAGGAGATTATAGAATGACAAAAGGCAAATTTAATTTTGGAGAACGCGTAAAGGTTCTTTTAAACAAAAAGGGAGTCTCTCATACAGAGATGCTTAAGGAACTCGGAATGATTAATCAGCGGTATTATGACTGGTGCAATAAGGGTTCAATCCCCAGCGTACTCGATGCACTGAAAATAGCCGATTATTTTGGCATCACTGTTGAAGAATTAATCAGAGGTTAAGACTTTGAAAAGCCCCGTAAAAGGGGCATTTTTTATTAAAAAAACATAAAAAAAATTAAAAATATTTTAAGATTTTTCTTGACACAATTATTGCATAGGTATATACTACTATTAATAAAACTAATTAAGACTACTGAAAAACGGTAGTGCAAGGAGATTTACAATGAACAAGGTTGAAAAGTTCTACACTGAACGGAAAGGGACTCTTCTTTCAAAGTCTTTAAGAAGAGATGAAATTATGAATGAAGTTCTGGGAATGATTACAGAAGATGAAATCATTTCTGCAATGGACGAACTGATGGCATCAACTCCAAGATATGAATGGTCACTTATTTATTTTTTACGTGAAATCAGAAGTAAGGTTGTAAGTGGAGAAATCAAACAGACAGTTGAAACTGTTGAAGTAGTAGAGGTAAAGGATATGGAAAAGCCAGAAGTTAAGCCAGAAGTTAAAGAGCAGGATTTGGCTGGAATGTTTAGCACAATGGTAAAGTTTAGTGCTCAGTCAGTTCTTGATGAAGTTCTTCCAAAGGTAAATGATGCAGTAGAGAAGAAACTTGCAGACGTTCAGATTGTTGAACATCACATCAAGGTAGCAAACAATCCCGAAGTTGTAATGGAGTGCGAATTGCCTCCAGTATTTGATGCAATCCTTGCATACGCATCTAATGGCTTGCCAGTTATGATGACTGGACCTGCAGGAACTGGAAAGGGCTTTATGGCAAGACAGGTTGCAAAATGTCTTAACGCTGAATTCTTTGAAGTAAACGCAGTAAAGAACAATTATGAACTGACTGGATTTGTTGACGCAAACAGTCACTACAATGCAACTGCATTCTATGACGCTTGTAAGGCAAGTTCAGAAGGTAAAAAGGCAGTTTTTCTTTTTGACGAAATGGACTGCTCAGATGCAGAAAGTCTGAAAGTTTTCAACGAGGCACTTGAGGCCAGAGAATTTACATTCCCTAATAATGAAAAATTGCAGTTTGAGGATTTGGTTATTCTGTCTGCTTGTAACACATTCGGAACTGGAGCAGATGAAATCTACTGCGGTAATCAGCTTGACGCATCAACTCTGAATAGATTTGTCCTCAAGAGAGTTGATTATAACCGCAAGATTGAAATGAAAATCGCACAGAATGATGAGGCACTCTGCGACTTTATCGATATGTTCAGAGCACAGACAGAAAAGACAGGAATGCAGGTTGTAATCTCTTACAGAAACATCAAGCAGATTACAAGGATGAAGGACGTTTTACCTTTACCAACTGTAATGAAAGATTGTCTGGTGAAGTCTATGGCAGATGATGATTTGAAGAACATCTTGAACAATATCCGCCCAGTACTTTCAGAAAACCGCTACTTCAAGGCAACTGAAAAGGTAGCGTAAAAAAATAGGGGATAGCCACAGATTTATCTTGACACTATCCCCTTATTGTATTATACTTATTATAGATTTTAGAAATAAACTGAATAAATCAGTTAAGGAGTTGCTATGGAAAGCAGGAAGGAAGACGGAATGACTTATGAACACTTCAAGAGTGTTTATGAGTTCGATAGCGTTCTGAATAACAGAAAGGTAAATTCTATCTTTTTCAAATTTGGTTGTTTAAGTTCACATAGGGCAGATGTTCCTTGGGCTTGGGCTGGGACAAAGGATTTTCCAGAGGCGCAGGAATTTATGCTGAATGGCTGGAATGCGAAAATCTCGCAGATGAAAGAAGAAATGATGAAGTACAGTCAGAAGGTGATTGTCCAGCGTCAGAAGATGCTCAAGAGTGTAGTAGGATATATCCCTTGCGTGCCTAATGCGATTAAAGGTGTACCGAAGTCAATGTATGCTTTTGAAAAGAAAGAACGTGAAGAAAAGAGGAATACAATTCACCTTGTTTTTAATTCTAATGCATCTTGCGGTTTTTCAAGTGAGCAGTTGCTCAAGTGCGGGCTTACAGTTCTTAAACTTGCTATGATTTTGGACAAGTCTAAAATCAGAACTCAAATTGACGTTGTGCCTTTTATGTCTATTGAAGGCCGTGAGGCAGTGGGTTGCACAATTCAGATTAAAGACTACCGCCAGAGTTTCAACTTTTCTAAAATGGCATACCCTATTGCAAATCCCGCATTTTTCCGCAGACACGGATTTAACTATCTGGAGAAAACGCAAGGTATTTCGAGTAGTTGGAGTAGTGGATACGGATGCTCACTTGCTATGTGTTCAGAAGAAAAGAAAGTAAACTATTTGAAGTTCGCAGGTCTTGCAGATAATAACGTTGTGTATATCGACATTCGGGATTGTTCAAGTGCCGATTATGACCCGATTAAACTTGCAGTTTCAAAGGGAATTAAAATCTAAATAAAAAGGGGGCGCAAAGCCCCTTGAGGAGCAAAGAATGAAAGCATTTTTAATTGATGTAAATGCAGACGTAAAAGAGGGCGCAAGAGTTGTAGAGTGCGGAAACGATTTAGAAACACTTTATAAACTTTGCGATTGTTCAACTATCGAAATCCCATACAGAAAGATTGGCGATTACTGGTATGACATCGTATGTGATGAAGAGGGAATATTCAAGGAAGATTACAAGGTCAGCGCCCTTGATGAGAAATTCAACGTTGCTTTAGTCGGTAACCTTTTATTCTGTAATCACGATGCAGAAGGTGATTTAGTCAGCTTGACAGATGAGCAGATTGAAAATCTGAAAAATCATATCCATATAACTTGCCACTTTGACGGAGAAAATTAGCATCTGCACAATACTGTTATAGGGGTATAATACAATGATTAAGGTAGGCGACAAAATAAGGATTATCAGAATGGAGGGAGAGCCACAATACACAGATAAAGTCGGGGTGGTTACTTATATAGACAGTATCGGCCAGATACACGGAACGTGGGGCGGTTGCGCCTTAATCCCAGAAACTGATGATTTTGAAATCTTGGAAAGGAGCGAATAAAAAAATGGAAGGCTTACTGATAACTAGTTCACTGTTAGATAGTTACGCTTATTTGCAGGAAACAAAAAATAAAATCAGCGCCTATTCCGATTTTGTCGGTATGCTTAAAAGAGAGAGCAGACCGACAAATGCGGTTTATCAGCGTGGAATTGATTTTGAAAATCTTGTTTGTGAAAATTGCAATACTGATGCAGATATGCACGCAGTAGGAAAAAATTATTATCACGATGTCGCATCAGCAGAAGTGGTTGATTGTATGGCATCGGTATGTAGGGGCGGTGCCCAGCAGGTGAAAGTTGAAACCGAAATGACAGTCAACGGGGAGAAATATCATCTGTTCGGTAAGGCCGATATAATCCACTATGACCAGAAAAAAATCCTTGATATAAAAACCTGCACACGTTATACGGGCGACTGGAGGTATCTTAAAAGAAGTCAGCATCACGTATATCATCTTTGCACTGGCTTATCAGATTTTGAGTATGTAGTAGCAGATTATAACGGAAAGAAAACACCGCAGAAGTTTGTGAGAATTCCAGTGAAAATGAACTGGGATGAGAGCGCAAAAATAATCGCAAAAAGAATAAACGAGGTTACAGAGTTTATCCAAAGAAATAATCTCTGGAATGATTACGTGAACACTTTCACAAAAGAACATAAGGATAGAAAATGAGTATATCGGATTATATACATCAGCAGGGAAAGATTGCAGGTTACTTGAATGCACGAACAGTATATACAAAAGAGTATAAGCAGTATTGCTTGTTGATGTGTATAATTTCTGATGAGGTAGATTTTGAGTTTTGGTATAATAAAAGGGACATTATGAAGAATAAAGAAGTAATAGCGTGGCAAAATCTGCAAATATCAGCATTGAATACAGTTGCCGAAGATTATAGCAAATACATTCGTAAACTTGGGAAAGAAAACGCAGAGTTGAAAGAAAAACTTGCAAGTGCAGAAAGAACTAGGAACAATCTTAGACAGATAGGATTTCCGACATTCCAGAGTTGCAAGGAATATGCAGACAAACTGAATTGTGCAAAAAATATTATTAAAGACTTGCTGGATAATTCTGATGAGTACGCAAGACAGAGAGCCATAGACTTTTTGAAGGGGGGAGAAAATGACAGATGAAATTCTTGATAAATGTTTGAAGGAATTACAATCCACAGAATCACTTTCTGAAAGAATGGCTATTCAAGATAAGTACGGAATATCTGATGATGATATTTGTGAACGTTGTAAGAACGCAATGAAGTTTAAAGAATTAAATATGTGTGCTCTAGTTGAATGGTGTAAATGGGATTTAGATTTTAAGTGGTTCAAGAAAGAACGTCAGCCACAGAATAGTAGGGATTGCAAAAACTTCCTTGACGAAGAATGTATCAAATATTCAAATTCTTGCTCAAAAGATAATCACGATAAATGTATGAGTTGTAAGCATTTTGAAATAAAGGAGAGGTAAAAATGATAGTAGTAGTTCAACATAGAATAGACGGAACACAAGAAGAGGTAAGAGGCGTTAAGCACTTTCGAGAGGATGCACATTACCTTTATCTTACCTTCAAGA